TGTATTTTATATCGGAGGGTAATATGAAATTTTGACACGAGGCGCATCGGGATCCTTGAGAACTTAATAGGAATTCTTTAAATTCTGTATTTTCATCTTTGGTTGTTGTGAATACAGAGACATCATACAACGGCTTTTGTTGCACTTCATACAATTGTTTGAATACCCGATACACAAACATTTCTTGGAAATTCATCAAATAAATAATCGTTAGCCAAACACTCATAAAGACACCGAAATAAACGTGATCTAGCCATTCTCTAGGATAGTATTGACTATAATAGTAATATCCTACAGCTACCGTTAAAAATAACAATAAGGAAAACATATAGTAATTGATTTATTTTTATTACAGAGATAGTTTATCTAGGGCTTCGCGTAGAGAGGGGAAGGCGTGATCTACATAGGGATACTTAGAGGCTTGCGTATAATTTGGTGAAATCCATATGGTATTCCAATTCATATGATGCGCTCCTTCCAGATTTTCTAACAAATCATCAAAAAAGATATACTGATTTTGGGAACAGTGAAGTTCATTACATATATCTGTTTGAACCGATTGATAACAATCAAACGAAGGCTTCATTCTAGGAATACTATCACGTGAATAAATCTTGATAAATTCATCTTCAACATCCATTTTATTTAAAATGATATTTGCATGACCGTAGGTCGCATTGGTCAAGATAAATTTGGGATGTTGTATTCTCTGGAATTGAGCTTTCAAGTGATTATCTGGTTTAATCTTATGGTAGTGAAGTAGTTTCGAGTTGTGGACATAGAGAGTGTCGTCAATATCAATTACCAAACAAGGTCGTAGACTCATTATATATAAGATATCTTTTTTTTTCTAAGTATTCTTTTTTGTTCATTTAATTTTTCCCTATTTTGAAAGGTTTCTATTTAAAATATAGACACCTTTTATAAATTAAGATGGTTCAAGAAGTGTTATTGTCCGAAGAAGAAAAGCGCTATGTCATTTTTCCTGTGCAACAAGAGCCTATTTGGCAAATGTATAAGAAGGCCGTATCCAGTTTTTGGACGGTAGAGGAAATTGATTTATCCAAAGATATGGACGATTACACGAAACTAAAAGATGAAGAACAGCATTTTATCAAGAATGTCTTGGCTTTTTTTGCTGCGAGTGACGGTATCGTCAATGAAAATTTAGTAGAGAGATTTTGCAGTGAGGTTCAGGTGCTAGAAGCCAAATTCTTCTATGGATTCCAAGTCGCTATGGAGAACATTCATTCCGAAACCTATTCTCTTCTCATTGATACCTATATCAAGGATAAATTAGAGAAGGAACGCCTACTGAATGCGGTTGAAACCATTCCTTCGGTAAAAAAGAAGGCGGATTGGGCTATGAAATGGATTTCAGATAAAGATTCTTCTTTTGGAACGCGAGTCATTGCTTTCGCAGCGGTGGAGGGTATCTTTTTCTCGGGTTCCTTTTGTAGTATCTTTTGGCTCAAAAAACGAGGTCTTATGCCAGGTCTTTCCTTTAGTAATGAGTTGATTAGTCGTGATGAAGGATTACACACGGAATTTGCCGTATTGATGTATAGTATGCTACGAAATAAACCTCATGAAGATACAGTTAAAAATATTATTAAAGAAGCCGTAGAGATTGAAAAAGAATTTATTACTGAGTCTTTACCGTGCTCTTTGATTGGAATGAATCAAACGCTAATGAGTCAGTATATTGAATATGTAGCCGATAGATTGTTACAAATGCTTCAAATTGAACCGGTATACACAACACCGAATCCTTTTGAATGGATGGAGCTTATTTCTGTTCAAGGAAAAACCAATTTCTTTGAAAAGAGAGTGGGGGAATATGCGAATAAAGCCAATCCCAATAAAGACAAGGTTACCCAAGAATTTAGTATGGATGCTGATTTTTAGTTTTTCTTTTTCATCAAACGGTCAATATTCGACCTAGATTTACTCACAGACCGGCTTTTGGTTCCGCCTGTTTTTAATTTATATTTCTTACTTGATTCATTGAATTCTAAGTGTTTGATAGATTCAATGATTCCTGTTTCACTATCGTATTTTACATCCGTGGTTTTATTTAAACATCCACTTTCACACGCTTTGAAGAGTAACTTTTTCAGTTCGGCTCCTTGTGACTCGGTCAACGACCTTTCCTCTACTTCTCGTGTAATAAAGAGTAATAAACGATTCATTTTACTTCCTTTTTCTAATTTATTCCAGGGTAAGGCAAATCGCGAATCAAGTGATTTTACCAGATGTCTTTCACCAGGCTGAGAATCCGTTTGAGATGATTCTTCGTCCGACGGTTCCGGTTCTAAACAATTTTCAAAATCCTGAGCGGTTGTCATTGTGGGTGATTCTGGCTCAGGTTCGGGTTCTTGTGATTTTCCGATGGTTGTTTGATTTAGTAAGTGTTTCAAATCCATAGTATATATAGATATCTTTAAATCCTTAAATATAATCTAAGATATAGATAATGAGCAAGGAGAAAGTCAAGGGCGATCATGTGGAGGGAATTGATTTTGTAAGACCTCCTTTATTAGATATGAAAAAAATTAAAGAAACCAAAGATTACAAAGAGTATAAAGTCACGACCTTCCGAACTCCCAAAGATGATAAGGCGAGTCCTCCCGAAGATCCCAATCGGGTATTTACGAGTGTGACTGATTCTTTGGTGTTTTGTAATGAAACCATGAATCTGAAATTACCGAAAAAACAATTTATGACACGAAAGGATGGCTCCTGTAAATTTGCCTATGCCTTTGGTATGTTTCCGTATCCTAAAACCGGTGAGGCGGCGTATCTGGATGGGTGTATTTTAGGAGCTCTCGGATTGAAACGACAACAAGTGCAAGCCGATGTCGTTTGTTTCGTCACTCCCGATATATCCTTACAAGACCGAATGAAATTAGCCGTGGTATTTGATAAGGTGATTCGGGTCCCTTATATCTCTCCCTATGATATGCCCGATGATGGAGAATCGGCATTACGAACCATCAAAATGGACCCTGACATATTTAAAAATTGTAATAATTACACCAAATTACATCCCTATACACATGTATTCTTCAAATTACATATCTTTAATCCAGCCTTGTTTCCTTACGAAAAGGTTTGTTTTGTGGATTCGGATTTAGTTCCTATGAATTATTATGATTCTTTGTTTATGTTGAATACTCCCGCGGGATGGGTTGAATATCGTAAAAAGTTCCCTTACAAAGACGCCTATGCGTGGGATCGTTGTGATTTTTTGAAGCACGGAGAGAAAATACCGAAGATATTTACCGATGTAGATACCCCGGGTGGAGCCGATGTAAATGCGGGATTGTTAGTGATATCACCTAATAAACGAGAATACAATGCAATGATCAAAGAAATCACGAGCCCACTTAAATCTTGGATGGGTCCAACTAAATATCATAAAGGATACTATGATTTTAATTTTGATGATCCGGTAGGTAGCAAATTTGTGGCCAATTCCTATTGTTACCCAGAACAAAATTACTTGACCAAGAGATATTCGGGTGAATGGACGTTTGTTGAATTTGCCTTTCAGAGTTGGTCGTTGGACCCGTGTAATTCATTTGGTATTCATATGGCGGCCTTCAATCCGAAGCCTTGGTTTAAACAACCGATTGGAGGTGAAATCGCGTTGAATGATAGACCTCGTCAATACTATGGAGATAGAGATGATGAACTGTGGATGAATCGTCAATTACCCTTAGCCGTTATGAAAGGTAATCTTGACAAAACCTATCAAAATATATCCATTTCATATGAATTATTTAATGATGTGATTATCTGGGGATTTGTAAATTATCCTGACTTAGTGGATTTCTTTATGGAAAAAACCAAAATATGCGGTAAAAAGATCTCGTTTGACGAAGATAATTTTGATCCTCTGACCCAATCTAAGGAGTTTATGTTATTCAAAGAAATTGAGATTGGTTCTGCCGTTTACAAACGTTTGAGTGTATCTCAAAAATACATTTGTAATTTGATTCAAGATTATGATAACTTTGTAGATCAAGTTCGGGATAAATATTTATCCATTTGTAAAACTGTATTAAAAGATCGGTATGGAGACTATGTGAGTAATTATGCGATTATTAGCTATCCCGGATTTACCGATATATCAGAAAATGAAAGAAAACAATTACTCTTACACGATAAACTCCCTATCGGTCGTAATAAAGGAGTTAAAATCAATGATTTAGATGAGGCCTTTGTTAAAGAATTTGTTGAGTATCGGGCATTCAAAATCAACCCCGCATTACGAGAGGCCTTTCGTCGTAGCAAATACAAGCGCTATGTGAAACCTGAATCAGACTATCCGGTGATAGGAGTTCCCACTGAGGTTCGTTTGAAAAAGAAACAAGCTAAGAAAACGAAACGAAAACGAGTTCGTAAAACTCATCGTAAAAAGAGCACCTTGTATTATTTTTACATGGATGGATGTGAGTATTGTAAGCAATTCAAACCAACGTGGTCTAAACTAAAGAAACAATATAAATCAAAATATACTATGAAATCAATTAACGGTCCGAAATCACCTGATATGGCCAAGAAATATTCTATCAAACAATATCCTAGTTTAGTGATTGAAACCTCCACTGGTTCGGTAAAGCCGTATTCAGGTGATAGAACTATGAAAGATCTAAAGAAATTTTTATCGTAGGTAGATTACCTTTGTAGGTAGATAACTTATCGCCGTCTAGTTTTGCGTTTTCTTCGTTTTCTTCGTTTACTTTTCTTACGTTTGGCTTTTGCTTTTGCATTCATAGTAGAGGTATCGGCTACAATGAGGTTGTTTTTGATGGCTACGTATCCTCCCCAAAAACTTATCTTGGGTAAGCCTTGTATGAGAGGTGACCCTTGTCTGAGTGATTCAATTAAATAAATAAATCGTATGGCCGAAGGTCTATCATTTGACGCAAAGACAATGGGTTTTCCAGACAAGATCATAGCCACGGAAAATAATTCCTGTGAAAAATCACCACACAATTTTCCTGTGGCTCGTTGGGCTATCGCTTCCACCGTTTTATCCGATATCTTATCTAAGGTATCCAGATTCAGACCCTCTTTCTCAATTAAGACTAGCAAGGTTCGAATCACCTCTGAAATACGTAGAGTTTTACAGTATCGTTGTTTATCTAAGGCTAATTTATGAGTAAAGGTTCGGTTATTCACTTGAATGGTAAATGATATATAGGGTTTGGCCACTGTGGTTTCATATTTAATTTGAATTTTCTGATTGTTGGGAGCGCTAATTATCAGAGTTCCATTCGGTTTTCCCTTTTGACCTCCCGTGTGTTCTGGACACGTGGATTGGGGATCAATCACCGATACCATAACACAATGATATTGATTTCGGGATTTAAATAGTTTTTGTTTGGGGTCCTTTGAACCATCATATACGTGTAAGGGAGCCGCATTATTCACTACGTTACCCTTGGTATAGGCTTGCTCTGTAACTGAGGCTAAACTACCTAGATTATTCTTAGCCACTCCACGTGTATCTTTGGAAAAGGCTTTGAATAGCTTTGTGTCGGCATCACCCGGATTTCCTGACCACATATTGGTATAGAGTGTTTTCTCCCAACCGGTTAATTCAGCCGGACACACCCCATTGGCTCCTGGATACGCCAAATCACACCAATATTGCATTATTTTTTGATGAAGAATCGTTAGATTCGCTTTTTGTTTATTGGAGAGAATTGGATCCGACCTCTTGTATTCTTTCTCTAACCAGGTTTTGTAGATTTCATTAGACGTGTCGCCTTGTGCTCGTCGTTTCCACTCACGTTTGACATACGGAGCTACATTTAGAGTGCCATACTGTTTTTTAAACAATCTAAAGGCTCTATGAGAGCGAGAATCTGATTTTTGTAAGTCAATAAATCTAGCTTGACTTCCATCATCATTTATATTGGGTATTCTAGATACAAATTCACTATACGTTTGTAAGCCGACTCCAGCATTTAACATAGATTGATTCATTTGATTTCTCCACTCTAGATCGGATAAGTAATTGGCGACCGATTGATCCCATTTTCTAATTTCTTCCCATAATTCTTGTGCCGCGGCCACAGCCCTAGTTTCGGCTTCTTGGGCTGCACGACTGAGTTTTCTTTGTCTTTTTTCTCGGGGGCCCGCTCCGACTTGGCCCCCCTCCATATCCATAGGTTCCGGCTGTTCTTCACTTGGGTCTGAAATCCACGATTGGTCTTCTAATCTAGGCCCTTGTTGTTCAGTTGCTTGTAATTTATAATTTTTATAAAGAAAATCATAGATATTCAATTGTTCATTTAATTCATCTAGGATATATTCACTATATTGAATACTTTTGTAGCGCTCTTTCAGATCACGAGTATCGGCTACTGAAACATTTCCCTCTATAACATCCTGGAGTAGTTGTCGTTTCAATACATCCTTACGCTTACCTTTTCCATCCGACCTTCTTGTTTTACGACCTAGTTGTCTGGGTTTCAGAGAGTTTCGTTTTTGGGGAGTTTGAGATTTAAAATTAAAGGTATTGTGTTTCAAGGTAGTCAGAGGATTACGATTCGCTGTTTTATACGGATTACCTCCTTCTATACCTCCAGAAGAACTTATTCCTAGCCACGGTTTCTTTGGGGGTGTTTGAAAGATATCGTGAGATGTATCGTGCCCACATAGTAAGGTTGTCACACGAAACACCTTTTCGTCTATGGGTATTTGTGGGTAGACGCTCATATATAATTAGATTATAAAAAAATAATGGTATATATATATATTGGGATGTTTTCTTTTAGGAAATCCTTACGACGGTATGGTGGTAAGAAGGGACCTACTAAGAAGGCTAAAGGAAAACCGAAAAAGAAGGGTAAGGGGAAAAAGAAGACTCTGGGTAAGAAAAAGACTCATCCTAAAAAAACACAAAAGAAACAGAAAATCAAAGGAAACTATCCGAAAAAGAAAGCCACCGCTAAAAAGGCTAAAAGGGCTAAAAGGGCTACAAAGGCAATGCCTACCCCCAAACATCTTGATCCAGGTGTGATGAAGAGTATTATGAAGAATATGGATAATCCTACAAATGCCGGTAAATTCGCTAAGGCGTTTACAAAACGAGCTCCCAGGGGTATGGAGGTTGCCCAAAAGTTACGAATATTAGATCAATATGGTGATTATGAATACGACGGAGACTTTAGTTATTCCATGGACCTTCCTTGTAGAAATCACGATGTAATGAAAACGATTTTATCTATTCTTTCTGAGTTTGACGTCGTAAATCTACTTATTAAGTATGACTTGAGCGAGTTACCCAGTAATATTGGAGAACTCAGTAATCTAAAAGAATTAGAACTAGTTACCCCTAGATTAACCGGGTTACCGCATTCACTCACAAACCTACGCAATCTAAGGCTTATACAGATTGAGGGTGATCCTGTAAAAGGAGCCTTACCCAATAGTATCTTGGATCAGATATGTAGTATGTTAGGTGGCCTTACACGACTTCATGTCTACAATTGTGGATTTACCCAAATACCGGATAGTATCTCATATCTCAAGAATCTAGAGGTGTTATCTATAGTCCATTGCCCGATGGATGAATATCAGATAACCCCCGCGATAGGTTCACTTACAAATCTAACCACATTAACATTGGTAGATATGAATCTACGGTCTTTACCTGAAGAGATAGGGAATCTAACAAATTTACAAGAATTATATGCATATAAGAATCAGTTGGATTCGTTGCCCGAAAGTTTTGAAAATCTCACAAATCTAACTACATTATCATTGAATCAGAATCAATTTAACAATACATTTCCAAATAATTCAAGTGGTCTAGGGAGATTAACTAACCTAGAATCGTTACTGTTGATAAACAATCCAATTACGGTTTTCCCCCCAAGTATACAAGATCTGATTGATACAGACGGTAGTCGTATTACCAGAGATAACGTTTATGTAGAGCTACCCGTATCCGGTTCAGATGAAAGCCATGTGTCGGCTACTGACGGTGAATCAGACTTTGAATCGGAAGATTCAGTAGTATCCGAAGCCGACGGCGTATTGGTTCCAGATTCAGATGAGGAGCCTCTCGTACCACCTACCGATAATCCTTTTCTAATCATTCACGCCAACGCCCAAAATTATTCTTCTTCTAGTCAAGAATTAGGCTAAATAAAGTTAAAGATTAAGTTATTCTGTTATAAAATGGGTATTCCGGTATTTTTTAAAACCTTAATTACAGATTATACTCACGTAATTAAACCTTTGTCTCCTAATTCTGTGGAGGCGTTATTCTTTGATTTGAATTGTTTGATTCATCCGTGTTGTGCCAAAGTCACTGATGGCGATGAATCGGTTATGATTGTATTGATTATAGAGCATATTCATAAATTAATTCAGTTGACTGGAGCGACCTTCGTATATCTAGCCATTGATGGACCGGCTCCCAAAGCCAAAATGATACAACAGAGAACCCGACGTCACAAAAGTGTCTTGGAAGAAAAACCCTGGGACACCAACGCAATCACCCCCGGAACTAAATTTATGAATCGGTTAAATGATGAATTACACAAGGAGTTTCAAGGAACCGGTGTAATTATATCCGATTCTAGCGAACCGGGTGAAGGAGAACACAAGATTTTACAATATCTCAAAACAAATAAATCCCAGTTTGCTAGACAACGAACGTGTATTTATGGTCTGGATGCCGATTTAATTATGCTAGCCTTAGTTTCGGGACTCAAAGACATTTATTTGCTACGAGAACGAACTTCATTCAATCTAGAACAAATGGATTGCGAGTATTTGTATTTAGATATTACCGCCTTAAAAAAAGAGATCTTAGCTGAATTTCCCACTACGAGCCGACCGAGCCAACAATTGATCCAAGATTATTGTTTTATCTGCTTTTTGTTAGGGAATGATTTCGTTCAACATTCTCCATCTCTCATACTTCGGTATGATGGATTGCATCATCTGCTCTACGCTTACAAACAGTGTCTCCAAGAGAATCCTAAATTTTATTTACTGAATCCCAAAACCAAAGGCATACTTCACAAAGAGAATTTCTTACAATTCTTACGCGGTTTGGCTTCCAGTGAAACAGAGAGACTACAAGAGATTCATACAATACGTTTAAAACAACATCGTAAATACAGACGAATTTATGATGATATTCAGAAACATAAACATACGGTTAAAGCCCCGAGTTATTCCGGATTTCCAGCAGAAGATATAATGAGACATAAACCCATTCTATTTATGAATGATGAACGAACTATCTTTGAATCCAAGGATTCTTGGGTTGACCGATACAATACATTTACAATCACGGGTTCTCACACACCCCTACCGGTTCATGAGTTATCTCAAAAAGTTAAGAATGTATGTCACGAATATATGAAATCCTTAGTTTGGACGAGTCATTATTATTTTAATGAGTGTCTATCTCAGGAATGGTATTATCCGTATGAATTTGCTCCCACCCTACAAGACTTAGTGCGTTATTATGAAAGAGTCACAATTAAACCTCATCCTACAATTACCCCCATCAAACAGCAATTAGAATTTATTTTTCCGAGTCAAAGTTATCCTTTATCCGATGAATTGACCCCATCCGAAGAACCACCCTTCACAGGATTTACCAAGGTGTTCACTCTACTCAAACGATATGATTGGGAATGTGAGCCTATATTTTAAATCTAAGGTAATGTATAATGAAAGTGACTAGGAGGAGTTCTTCCGGTCGTAGATCTTCCGTGAAGAGGTCTAAAAAGTCATTTCGCAAACATCGGCTTCGTAAGCGAATGACTCGTAAGAGAAACATGTCGCGTAAAACTGCCGTCAAACGCCGAAATTCTGTTAAACGAACTGCGCATAAGAAACGAACTGCGCATAAGAAACGAACTGCGCATAAGAAACGTAATCGTTCTAAAGCAAAGCGATACCGTAAATCTCAAAAGACTCATAGAAAGCGTAATCAAACACGTATTTCCGGTGGTGGTGATATGGGATGGTGGGGGAAAATGTATGGTCTAGAAAAAGGTTTAGAACATAGTGATGTTACTACGTTTTGTAGTCCAGATATACGTCAATTGGTTACCGTGTTAGGGTATTTGAAAGAAATGCTTATGGGGAAGGGCTTACAATTAGACGATGGAGCACCAACACCGCTATATATTTCCGATTTTTTGAATGAACAATATAAATCACCTACTTTTATGCAAGGTATAGATACAGTAAATACATCAACACTTCCCGAATCACACCTTACAAGTATAAATACCGTGTTTCCTTCTATCCGGATTAAAGCTGGAAGTGAATGGAGGACCGTGGAAATGTATAAATATCCTTTTCCCGTTCGTGATATAGGCAATGCTTTGCAAGCTACCCCTAATGACGGTTCTTCTGGATATCCTCATCGCGTTGTAACATGGATGCTTGGAGACCATGAAATAAATCCGAATAACAAAGTTTTCTTTGTGACACACAGTAATTTTATGCAAGCACTCCAACAAGCCGCTATAGCGGAGAGAGTATTACCCGAAGAATTTCCAGTCAAAGAACCGTCAAATATGGATTGTATTCGTTTTAGATTTAATAGTCAAGGTTATATTGGTTTTGATCATTGTAGTAGTAAAACGTTTGACAAATGGGAACTGATGGATGGGACGGAAGCCCAACCAGAGGGGCCACCAATAACGTCAGTGAAGACGGGGACAGGGGATCTAACGGTAAGACCATTACCAGTTAGAGAATATATATTTATGAGACACTGTCCCGCATGTCACAATTTAGGTAGCGAATACGGGATTAAAAGTTTAACCGGTTTAGCGAAAAGTGGTGCGATTACGGCTTTGCAAAAGGCAGCGACTTTTACTGGATTTTCAAGTATTGAGCCTACCGTAAATGAGCCTACCTTAGGTTTTGGGTTAAGTGGTGATGCGTCCATGTGTCTTCCTTCCACCGCATATCACTTACGGAAGATTGTCAAGGAAGGTGAACCTAGGGTGACCGTCGTAGATAACTTGAAACGAACGGTATTTGGGGGTAATCCTGAGAAATTTCATTGGGTTACTTCCTGTTCATTTAGAACGGTATTGACGTGTGTATTAGTTAAACAAGCGCTAGTATATAATGAGGATCCTATATGGAGGGGTAATCTAGATGTCATGGTGGAACAATCACAACCCGAGGAAGCAGGGTTTCAAATGATGGTTATGGGACCAGATGGTTTTCACTTTGTTCCGGTAGGAACTAGAGATGAGCCTGAACCGGGGGTTGCGCCACGAGTTTTATCCGTAAGTGGTGTAGTTGATACAGTTATCAAAGAAAGATTAAACAGTATTACATCTAAATACAACGCATTAACACCAGAACAACAAAAGGGATTAGGTCCCTTGGATGCCCTATTGGTTGACTATAGTGATAATTTAGAGGGTGTTGAAGATTTGATTGATTTTGTTGGGAGTGATCCTGCTAGACGAGGTTCAGTTAGTTCAGTTAGTTCAGATGGTTCAGATGCATATGATACGGCGGATGGTGAGGCTGATTCAGGCGAAGAGTATGGGTCACCTCTTTCGCAACAGGTCGTTTTCCCACTGCTACCGAAAGGAATGGATAGATTTACCATAGGAGAGATTACAGCTACTGGTAGGGGACGAGATCAGGAGGCTTTAGAAGAAAGGGAGAGGGCCGCTACGGAGGCGGCAAATCAGTTAAAGGAAGAGTTAGCTAAAAAGGTCCCCGATACAAGGTTACTAGAAGAAGTGAGTGCTGAGAATAGGGAACAAAGCACACAATTCAATCGGATGGTCAAAAAACTCACCCAGGAGGAACAAGAAAGGCGTAGAAAACAAGAGGCTGAAAAACTAAGTGCAGGATTCTATACGGGCGGGAACCCCTCCTCGGTGGACCAAAGTAGGCTTCCACTTAATGAGAGACCTGATTTAACCCCTGATGCAGCTCATGAAGATATAAAACTATTCCGTAAAAAACTACTAGAGAAAAGGAGACAAGAAGAAATGAAAAGGAACGAAGAAAGGATCAGACAACTAACTCCTGAATTCAACAAGAGAACTGGAACGGCGACTACACCTGGTTCAAGTCAAGTAAAGGGAGAAACTCAAATTACAAAAGAAAGTGAAAGGGATAATTATCTGCGTAGATTACGGGGACTAGAACGAAAAGCAGAAGAAAGAGCTAAGCTTGATGCAAATATAGAAGCATCATTACAACGAAACGCAGAAATGACCCGACCAAAACGAAAAACACCTACAACACACGGAACACCATTTTCGATGACTAGTATATCTGGAATGTATGGAAACCCTGGAATGTATGATGAGCCCACTAAAGAGACCCGAGAACTAAGGAACAAGGCACGTATACAAGCTTTACGGAGGGGGATTGAAAAAAATACGCGTGAATTGGACAAATTGGTAACCAAGGAGAATCCCACCGAAACAGATAAAACTACTATAGAAACATTAAGGGGTAAAATTAAACATAATGAAGATGGGATAGAGGTTCTACTAGAATCTTGATTCGGTCTACTTTGTTAGGGTCATCTTCATTTATAATTTTCTAAGAACTAGTAAATGGCTATTTATGATTTTATTATTGTAGGTGGCGGTATATCTGGTTTATATATGGCTTATCAGTTATCTAAAACTGACAAGTCTATTTTGATTGTGGAATCTACGAATCGTTGGGGTGGGAGATTGTTTACTCAGTCTGAAAAAGGATCTCAATTTGAATTGGGTGGGGCTCGTATTTCATCTAAACACAAAAAAATGATGTCCTTACTCAAAGAATTCAATCTTCAAGATAAATTGATTCAACTTCCAAGTAAGATATCCTATAAAATAATGGGACCGAATGTTGAGTTTTATTCCTTGTTAGACGATTTAATGAAGGGGGCGAAATTATATACAAAGAACTATCTTCAATCTGTTACCCTATTGCAAGTTTGTTTTGATGTGTTGGGAAAACGTATGACCTATGTGTTAAAGAGTAAATTAGGCTATGACAGTGAATTTGAAACTATGAACGCTCATCAAGCACTCAAATCATTCAAACAAGATTTATTTGGAAAGAATGATTATTATGTGATATCTTCCGGGTTTTCTTCATTGATTCAAAAAATGGTAGATCATTTAGACTCGTGTGACAAGGTAACGATGAAACTAGATACTGATGTCACGGATATAGGTAAAAATTTCATTCAAATGAATCGGAGTAAATTATTTGGTCACACGATTCTGTGTTGTGTTCCCAAGAAAGCCCTTCAGTCCTTTCCTAAATTCAAAGACGTAGAGGCTGTAAACGATGTGGCTGAGATACCTTTACTACGAATTTATGCTAGATATCCCAAAGATAAATCAGGTAAGGTGTGGTTTCATAATTTGAAACGAACGATTACCGACAATTACATTCGTCACATTATACCGATTGATGTTGATTCGGGATTGATTATGATATCTTATACCGATGGAATGTATGCCACTATGTGGTCAAACCTTAGCAAAATGGGTCAATCCCAATTAATTCGTCATTTACACAAAGAAGTCAAGGCTGTGTTGGGAATCACACCACCCAAACCGGATTTTGTGTATTCTCATTATTGGAGTGCGGGAGTTCATATGTGGAAACCTGGGTTATCGGTTAAAGAACGATATGAAATGATTGTGAAACCATTTCCAGAAAATATTTATGTAGTGAATGAAGCCTATTCCAAACATCAATGTTGGGTAGAGGGTTCGTTGTCTATGTGTTATGATGTTTTGACTCGGATTGATTCTAACTTTACACATATCGGAGGGAAAGCAAAGAAACCTAAGAAACGAATTAAATTATATACAATCAAACGTGTATTACAAGAGCCTCATTGGATTATTTTGGAACTCAAAGGACAGCATCGGATTTATGATGTGAGTCGGTGGTTCCAAGTTCATCCTGGAGGTAAAGATAATCTGAAACGAGGTATCCAAGCGAATCATCATTATGAAGACCCTGAAAAATATCCAGAAGCTCCGATAGATTTATTCAAACAAATTGGTCGTCATAAATCAGGTAGGGTGATACAAACCATGTTATTGCGTGAGAATGATAAAGTAAAACATATTGGAAATCTCAAACACAAAGAAAGTTTAAAAAAGAATAAATAATATCAACTACTAGTAT